CCACTACCTGCTAAATCCTCAGCCACCAGTGTTGTTAGTACACGCTCCATCTGTGATGAGAACTTCTGATACCTCTTTGCTTCTTGTTTACTCTTCCATTCAGTTACTACACTCATAATTTACTCCTTTATTGTATATATTGTGTTGTTTGCCATCACTTTTGTGATTGTTTGTAGGTTTGCAGTCCTATATTCAAGACTTACGCACTCAAATACTGTGATATAGGGTGTATCGTAACGTGATACCTTGTTTACTCCCCCTCTAAGGTACTTTCTTACACCTAAACGACCATTCATTCTTCTTAGCGAGCCATCTTTCTTACGGAACACCACTGTAAAGAACTTACCCCTTTGGTCTATCAATAATTTATCTAGTTTTTCTCTAGTTACTTTAACTTCATACATATTTAACTCTCCTGTTTTGCGTACTGAGTACGCTATTATTAGTGGTAGAAATAAGTGATATTTTTAACATCACCTTCCCAACACTTTCTACACTCACCACATTCACCACCATTATCAAAACTACGACAAGTAGCCTTGGTTTTATCAGTCGTAACTGTGCTTGTGTTCTTATACATAGGTTCTTTACCATCAATCATACTACCACTAAGGCGTATGACAATATTATCTCTTTAGTGGGTAGCCAGTGCCTAACACTAGGCGTTGCTCTAACCACTGCCAATATCTTACCAAAGTGTTCCTCGCTTTGCAAGTCACCGCTGTCGTGCCACCTAAAGACACCACTAATTTGTATATCTTTTTTATTATTTATTAGATATACCATAGCTCTAACCCAATCAGGCTTATTAATAGATAATAACCTACGCTCTTGTGCTTCTACAATAGCAGGGTATCTAGCATAATTACCCTTAAGTGCATAACATTTCGAGCAAACGCTACCTTTTATAAGTCTTAACTTACTACCCTTATTACAGTCCTTTGCAGGTATAGAATAACTACTACTAGGCATCTTACGTGCTTTAGTAAAACCTTGCACTACCTCTAGTGCTTGCTTTATAGTCCTTATGGGTCTTATATCTATATTATTGACTACTATCATAGAACCCTCACAAATTTAATCTTATTAGCAAGCAGCCAAATACTACCTTGGTGTTTACTTGTTTCAAATATAGAATATTCATCAATCTCTACCTCTACCCATACTCTATCTGTTTTGGATAGGTGTGGGGCTAGTGGCTTGACTGTGCAGTGCCAACCTTGGCGTTCTTTAAAGCCCTTAGTTGGGTGGTTCTCTGATTCGTACCACTTACCTAATTCAATAGATAATGTTTTGTTTATAAATAGTGGACTCAATCTACCACTCTTTAACTTTCTAACTAGCTTATATGCTTTCACTTATGTACCTCTCTTGTTATATAAAAAGTGCGTACTCGGTACGCAAACCTCACAACAGCCTTAATCAACTGTCATACTAAGTATTATACCCTCATATGCTCTGTATGTCAAGTAGGGCAAGGGTTTCAGGCTATCCTAGCTATATTTCGGCTATCCAAGCTTTTATGCGTGTGTACGCGTGTGCGTGTGCGTGTATATGCGTGTGCGTGCAGGTGCGGGTGTATGTGAGAGAAGGGTAGGGGATAACTTGAGTAAATTAGTCGGGTATTTTGGGGGCTTGGTTTTGCGTACTCAGTACGCTAAATAAATATATTTAATAAAAAGCTTGACAGTGAATTGAATATATGGATAATGGACACCACTTAGCAAGGACAAACGGTCTGAGCGGGTTTTTAAATAAAACGAGAGTTACATATAATGGAAAATACTACAACAACAACACTAAACAAGGCTTTTACAAACGCTAAACTAGAGAAGGGCTTAGAGTCTGATGTTTACAAGGTTGGTAATGATATATACAAGCACGCTCAGAAAGGTGAAAAACTTGATAACAATCAGGCTGAATTAATCGACCAGCTAGTCGCTGATTGTATGGTTAAGGATGATTATTCACCTATTGAGAGAATCGGGCTTAAGCATAAGACCTTTGATTTCAAGGCGGGCAATTTAGGTGAGAAAGGTGAGCCGTTAAATTGCAAAGCTTTTAAGTCAGCTATATCGAGAGCTTTTAATAATGCTGAGCTTGATTTGAGCTTGCAAGGTTGTGGCAAAGGTGGCACGCCAACAGTTGATACTAAGCAAGCCCCAAAGGGAAAGGCTAAAGCTAAGGATAAAGAAGCTAAGGCGGTCGAACTAAAGCCCAGTGATGATAGTAAACAAATAGCCTGGGACTATGTGATTAATAACTTCACTTATGATGATTTATTCGCTTTGTCTGAGGACTGGGCTAGAGTTAACAAATTAAAGGATGCTATTTAAAAAATCCAGCTAGACCTAAACTTAAGAGACCTCGATTTTATCGGGGTTTTTTTACGCCCTTTTTTAAATCCTGAACTGGTTAAATACTTAAGAAAATAGCAGCGTACTCAGTACGCAAAGTTAAAACACGACCCTCTAGTCCTATAAGCTCAGGCGTACTAACAATACCCCTCACGCGTCCAACACTGCCCCTAATTTGAACGCTTATGTTTAATCCATAGCATATCAGCCCCCGCCTTACTATCGTAGGGTTTTGGGCTATCCTTTGTAACATTAGTATATCATAATATTATAATACCCTTATAGGGGTAGGGGTCTCTCCCGCGTCTTTCCTCAGGTCTCCCCCGCCCCACCCTTTTGTGTGGAAATCGGATATCGCCCGAACCCACCTATAAGTAAAATTGTTGTTTTTCCATCCTGGTATATATCTCTAAAGAGATATGCGTGCTAAGATAGTCAACTATAGTACCCATTCTTAGGGTATAATATTGTATATTGATACATCATACGGTTCTAATACAGAAAACTAGATTAGAATCAAGCGAACTATACCAACCAACTTCCACTACTAAGGAACAAACTGTTTGTAACTAATGTAGTAGAACTAATCGCAAAGACTAAGTAGATAAATATACAATATTAAGTTGTGATTTATTGTCTAATATAAAGTTGTATGTCTCTTTGATTATATGGTATAATATTATATATTGTAATTATAAACTGTACTATGTCTAACACAAAGAAAGTGCCTAATGAAATACTTGAAGAAGTAAAGTATAAAGTAGCTGCTGAGACAGGCAAGAGACCTAGTGATGTGGTAGTTGAGGTCATAAGAAAGAAGGGTAGACCTAAAGGTGGTCTGTCAAGAAAGAGTGCTGCTGCTGGTGGTAAGAAAGCAAGAAGACCTGCTGGTAAGAAGTACACTCCTACAGAAGATGATTTCGGTAAAGTAGAAGAGATGGTCACTATAGGTCTGGACCAACACACTATCTCCAAGATTATGGGGATAAGTAATGCTACTTTGACTAAATATTATAAACATACTCTCATAACAGCCAGAGATAAGAGGACTGCTAACGTAGCAGGTGTCGCTTATAAGATGGCTATGAGTGGTGAGTCTGCTAGTATGACTACATTCTGGCTTAAGACACAGGGTGGATGGACACCTAAGCAACACGTCATACACGAAGACCGTAACTTTGATGTTAGTTGGTCTGATAATGAAGAAGATATAGCAGATGCTAACAGACGTACTGAGGATGACAAGGTGCACTAGTGGAAGATAAGAGGAGAGGGATAGTAATACCCTATACACCTAGGGTATTACAAGCTAAACTGCACAACGAACTTGCTAGGTTTAATGTAGTTGTCTGCCATAGAAGATTTGGCAAGACTGTGTTTGCTATTAACCAGATGATTAAGTCTGCAGTGGAAGATTTGCAGACAGGTAAGAAAGCACCTAGATATGCCTACTTAGCCCCACTATTTAAACAGGCTAAGACAGTAGCTTGGGACGAATTAAAGAGATTACTTAAAGATTTTCCTGATGTTAAGTTTAATGAGGCTGAGCTAAGGGCTGACTTTATGGATGCGAGGATACAGTTGTATGGAGCAGATAATCCTGATACACTTCGTGGTATTTATCTTGATGGAGTTATTTTAGACGAATATGCACAGATGAACCCTAAGATGTACAGTGAGGTTATAAGACCTGCACTGTCAGACAGGAAAGGTTGGGGTATATTTATTGGTACTCCTAAAGGTAAGAACGAATTTTATGATTTGTACCACACCTCTACAGAAAAGAAGGGGTGGAAGAGATTCTTATTCAAGGCTAGTGAGACTGGTATCTTGGATGATGAAGAACTTGAGATGGCTCAGCAGGATATGGCTGAGACTGAGTTTGAACAAGAGTATGAGTGTAGTTGGTCTGCAGCCTTAAGAGGTGCATATTATGCCAAAGAATTAGAATCTGCTTATGAAGAGGATAGGGTAAGTAAAGTACCTTATGACCCTGGTAAGCAGGTAGTAACCGCCTGGGATTTAGGCGTAGCTGATAGTACAGCTATATGGTTTGCCCAATATGATGGCAAAGCTATTAATGTTATAGACTATTATGAGAATAGTGGTGAGGGATTACCTCATTATATTGATGTCTTAAATAAGAAAGACTATAGGTATGGTGCACATATAGCACCTCACGATATAGTAGTTAGAGAATTCTCAACAGGTCAGAGTAGAAAGGATTTAGCTTTTAGCTTAGGTATTGATTTTCAAGTAGCTCCTAAGCTGAAGGTAATGGATGGTATAGATACTGTTAGAACTACACTTAATAAGTGCTGGTTTGATTCAGAGAAAACCAAGAAGGGGCTGGATGCACTACTACAATACCGTAGTAGTTATGATGATAAGAAGAAGATTTGGTCACAGAAACCTGTGCACGATTGGACTTCTCACGCATCAGATGCGTTTAGGTATTTGTGTGTAACAGAACCAGTCTTTGTCGGTAACGATAGTGTCTGGGGTAGGGAATTACCTAAGCAAGATTTAAGCTGGGTGATATAGGAGAAGAGTATGAACCCAATTTGGTTAGAGAACGTTATCAAAGAGATGGCACAGGATGTAAAGGACCTAAAGGAAATTATGAAGGTAGTATCTAAATCAGACAAACAGAAGAAATAGATATGAAGATGACAAAAAGAGAACTAGCTGCTCACGTAGAACAAGAGATACAAGGTTCTCTAGGCTTTGGTGACGGCAAGTTAACTCAACAGCGTACTGATGCCCTAGATAGATACTACGGTAAGAAGTATGGTAACGAGCAAGAAGGTCGTTCTCAGATTGTCACAAGAGATGTAGCAGATGTAATCGAATGGATTATGCCTAGCCTGATGAAGATATTCACATCAGGTGATAAGATAGTAAAGTTTGAACCTCAAGGTCCTGAGGATGTAGAGATGGCACAACAAGCCACTGACTATACTAACTATGTAATTATGAAGCAGAACCCAGGGTTCTCTATTATATATAGCTGGTTTAAGGATGCCTTGTTACAGAAGAATGGTGTAGTCAAGCACTACTGGGATGACACCACAGAAGTAACCAGGGAAGAATATAAGAATTTAACAGAAGAAGAATTTAATGCTTTACTTATTGATGATGATGTCGAAGTAATAGAGCATACAGTAATAGGTGGTGAAGAAGAACTTGAGATGGGTATGCAACCTACTCCTGTACTCCACGATGCTGTCATAAAAAGAACGAATGAGAGTGGTCAGGTTCGGATTGAACCTATACCACCAGAAGAATTTTTAATTAATAAATATGCGAAGAGTATTGAAGATGCTCGCTTCGTAGCTCATAGAGTAAAGCGTACCAAGTCTGAACTAGTAGCACAAGGATTCCCTAAGTCTAAACTAGAGAGAGTATTCTCTGCAGAAGAAGCTGAGTGGAAGTCTGAGAGACTAGCTAGGTTTAGTTATGACCAAGACTCTAGTTATCCTACTGGAGATATTGATGAGGGTATTTGGGTTACTGAGTGTTACATCAGAGTAGACTTTGATAATGACGGTATTGATGAATTAAGAAAGATAACGAAGGTTGGAGACGAACTATTAGATAATGAGGCAGTGGACAGTGTTCCCTTCTCCTCCCTTACACCTGTGCCTA